ATTACTGAACAAGAGAATGATGCTATTATTGTTGCATCCTACGGTACATTTTCTACAGGCATAAATATTAGAAACCTTCACAATATTATATTTGCGTCGCCTACGAAGTCAAGAATTAGAAACTTACAATCAGTAGGTAGAGGTTTAAGAAAAGGTGATGCAAAGACACATTGTTATCTATACGATATTGGTGATGATCTGACTTGGAAGACAAGAAAGAACTATACCTTATTACATATGATCGAAAGAATTAAAACCTATAATGATGAGCACTTTGATTACCAACTCATTAAAGTACCTCTAAATGTATTGTAAATTTTTAAAACTAACCAGCGGAGAAAATTTAATCGTCTCTACTGAAGATGAATGTAATGAGTTAGATATGAAGAGTTACATAGAGGTATCTGAACCTGTAGTAATTCATTCTATGAGAATGCCCTATGGGGGAGGATTTATTGAGTCGTATATTATGCAGCCCTGGCTTAAAATGTCTACAAAAGAAGTTTTAAGACTCCCAGTACGTAATATTATTATTGCAACAAATTTGATGGAAAAAGCAGAATCTCAATATAAACAATTCATAGTAGAGTATGAAAATTCTGAAATAGCAACCGAAGAAGATATTGATGAAGCACTTTCAGGTGATGTCGATATTGATGAAAATGAAATCACCGAGGAGAATGATAATGATGGTTGGAGACGTGGTTCCGATAGGACCTATCACTGAAAAGAAAGCACCAGCTCACTACGTAAACAATAAAGAGTTTTTTGAAGCTTTAGTTGATTACCGTAGACTGGTTCTCGATGCAGCAGAAAGAGGTGAAGAAAGACCGAGGGTAACAGAGTATATTGGTGAGTGCTTTCTTAAGATAGCTACTCACCTTTCATATAAAGCTAACTTCATCAATTACACCTATAAAGACGATATGATATCAGATGGTATCGAAAATTGTCTTACAGCGGTTATTAAGTTTGACCCCGAGCGAGGTATGAACCCATTTGCCTACTTTACGCAAATTACTTTCTTTGCATTCGTAAGACGGATTCAGAAAGAAAAGAAACAACAAGCAACTAAGTACAAGTTAATGGAAAACATAGATATTGATATGCTGATAGCACATTCTGAAGGTAATGAAGAATTTGCGAATTCTTTAGTAGAAATGATGAGAAAACAGGTAGATCACATCGATGTTGATAAGAGAACGGTAAAAAAACCTAAGAAAAAAGCCGTTTCTGACGAAGGAACACTTGACATTGAATAAGGTATAGTATATAATAGGTTCATGCCTGTTAAAGTTTATTACTATACCAAAGATAAAGAAGGTTTTGCCTTACCGGATGAAACCTACGAAAGTATCGAAGAGGACCTCTTCTTGTGGCAGCATATTAATAATGCTCGCAAACAAGCCGGGGTACCTCGCGATCGTTTCTTTATAATTAATACCTCTTGTTCCCCTCGTAAGAAGCCAACGTGGATTAATCCTGATTGGCCTCTTACACCCTTCCCTAAGCTTAAGAAGACTAGATTAGCTTTCGGTAGATATGTTATCGAGAAAACACCAGAACCCATTGATCCTGATTATGAGTAGGAATGTGTCCGAGATACAGAATAACCGCGATGATGATTTTGTCTGCCTGCTGTAATATCTCTCATGCATGTATAGTGTAAATTATTATCTATGCAATATTTTCTGAGACTTACTACTGTATCTACTGCTCCTGATGGAGTTGTAATATACCATGTCTTTGATGCTTTAGAATGTATCGTTTTAGTTCTTACAACGGGCTTACTATAATTTTTACGGGTCATAGACATTTTTAGAATAGTTTCTTTTGTATGTTTATAACCAGAAACCCCATCGCCGCCATCTGTTAAATTATGAAGTATACCTGTGCAGTTACATTTTTTACCAAACCATCTTATATAACGTCTTTCGATAGCCAATGCACCTATTTCGGTTAAATTAGATTCAAGAATAACAATTCTATTTTTTGGAGGAACTGTAACATACCCTTGTTTATAATGCTTTACCCAGGCTCTTTTTCCGATACCCTTACCGATATAATAAGGGGTACCGTTTTGCCTGATGTAAGCATAAACGTAGTAATTTGAAGGATAAATAACCATAGCTGATATCTCCTGAAAGATGTTAGAGACTGTAGGTATTTCCGGTACCGTGACAGTCAACTCTATTGATTTTAGAGCATATATTATTTATAATAACACGGGCCTTCCCGTATAACTAGGAGAATCTAATGATTCAATTTGACTTTGATCTGCTTCCAGATCCCGACCGCCACCGTAAGATTAGCTTTGTAAAAAGCGGTCTACGTATTCTAGCTGGCATTGCACTTATCTACGGTAGTTTTATTACTACAGGTATCCTTTTGATCGTTGCCGAGATTCTCGGTATCGTAGAGGAGATCGTTTAATGGCTAAACTAAAAGTAGCAGAACTATTCTATTCAATACAGGGGGAAGGTAGGTACATGGGTGTACCATCCGTTTTCCTTCGTACGTTTGGCTGCAACTTTACCTGCAGTGGCTTTGGTATGCCTAAAGGTGAATTAAGCATGGAGGCTGCTGGTATTGCAGCTACACATGTCTTGGTTACCCCTTTTCAAACGTATAAAGCACTACCATTAGTCAGTACTGGTTGTGATAGTTATGCCAGTTGGATGCCTGAGTTTAAAGACTTAAGCCCTATGCTAACTACAGATGCTGTTGCTGATGCTATCGTTGACTCTCTACCGTACAAGGAATGGAGAGATGAGCATCTTGTAATTACTGGCGGTGAGCCTCTACTAGGTTGGCAAAGAGCTTATCCTGACTTGTTAGATCATCCAAAGATGAGAGCATTAAAAGAGATTACTTTTGAGACTAATGGTACTCAAGAACTTAGCGAAACGTTTAAAGATTATCTTGATAGATGGGGCTGGGGTGTACCTGGTAATTTCGATCGTCAGGTAACGTTCTCTGTATCACCTAAGCTATCTGTATCAGGTGAGAAGTGGGATGAAGCTATTAAGCCTGAAATTGTTGCAGACTATGGTAACGTAGGGTATGTGTATTTGAAGTTTGTAGTCGCATCTCAAGAAGATGTTAATGAAGCAGATAAGGCAGTAGAAGCATATCGTGCCGCTGGCTTCATGGGACCGGTATACTTAATGCCTGTTGGTGGTGTTGAGTCGGTATATCATATGAACAACCGGGCTGTGGCAGAATTTGCCATGAAGAAGGGGTATCGTTATAGCGATCGCCTTCAAGTGCCTTTATTTAAAAACGAATGGGGAACCTAAATGTCATTACAAGTTGGAAAAACGGACGCCGAACTAGGCTATAAAGTAGAAGAGTATCTTATCTCTAAGGGCGTTCATACTCCTATTGTATTGGATAGACTTGGGGTAAAGGATGAGCGTAAGATTGCAAAGATCGAGAAGAACTTTGCTGTCATTATGGAGACGTTAGGTCTTGATCTGACTGATGACTCATTAATGGATACTCCTAAGCGTGTAGCTAAGATGTTTGTCAGAGAGATCTTCTGGGGTCTTAAGCCAGAGAACTTCCCTAAGTGTACCGTCATCGATAATAAGATGGGGTATGACGAGATGGTAGTTGAGAAAGATATTACTATGATGTCTAACTGCGAGCATCATTTTGTTACTATCGATGGTAAGGCACATATTGGTTATATTCCTAAAGGTAAAGTACTTGGTCTATCTAAGTTAAATCGTATAGTAGAATACTTTGCACGCCGACCTCAGGTGCAGGAACGTATTGCCGAGCAAGTCTATCATGCTTTGTCCTTTATCCTAGGTACTGAAGATGTTGCAGTAGTAATTGAAGGTACTCATTACTGCGTTAAGTCGAGAGGTGTAGAAGATCATTCCTCTTCTACCCTTACAGCCAAGCTTGGCGGTTGCTTTAAGAGTGAGCCCGATTGCCGAGCTGAATTTATGTCTTTAATTAAGAGGTAATTTATGACCTGGTATGCAAACTCCGAAGGTCGCTATGGTGCTAAGGGTGCCAAGGGTGATCTCGGTGAATCAATTGTTGCAGAATATTGCAAGACTAATAATATCTTATTTGAAGATAAGAATGATATTAACAGTCAAGTAGTACTAAAAATTGATTGCATCATCGATGGAGTTGCTGTTGATGTTAAGTCTAATTACTATATGGGTACCCTTTGTGTAGAGCTGTTTAATAATAAAAAACAG